GCATCTGACAGACTAGCAGAGCATATAAAGTCTATTGAAGACTATATCAACCTGTCAAATGTTTCTTACTCGACTTTTAATGTGGAGTATATAGTTGTATCTAACCTTACTAGAGAAGACATGTCAAAAATGACCACACAGGAAATGTTTGATGCGGCGTATCTCTTGTACGGATATTCTACATATATTCAAGATGAAATAAACAAGAACAAGGTAGCCTTGAACTGGTGTGAGGATCAGATTGAAAAGTTAGTGGCCGCCAACTTAAATAACTTTGACCAGTACACCAAGCACGACGTTAAGAGGCAGATTATCATTAAAGAAAACACCTATGCCGCAAGCGTAGATGCAATGAGGGCCGTTGCAGAATCAAGACTACAGTCACTAGAAGGAAAGGTCTACGAACTTAAAAGGCAGGGAGACATCTTACTAGAAAGAGGTAAAAGAATATGAAACCAGAAGATATGAGTATAGAGGAGCTTGAGGCTTTGCTGGCTAAGAAAAAACAACAGCCTGAACCTGAAGAGCCGAAGCAAGAAGTTAGTGCCGATTTCTATGTGTCTATTAAGAATGACAATAAAGACACGAGGAAAAGGCCTGTCACCGGCGGGGAAAACACTTGGGTTGACACGGGAGAGCACAAAGACATTGACACTCCAGATGTTGAGCTTACACCTAGAAACAGACCACCATCAAGAAAGGTTACTAAGAGGTGTCACGTTTGTGGTAAAGATTTTAGCATTGACCCATCGCTTGTAAGTGGAGAATTTGTAAGGTGTGATACCTGCACAGGAAGATAGATATGGATTATAATTTGACAGACATTGGAGCTGAACGAGCTGTTCTTGCTGGTCTTTTCCAATATGGTATTGACGCATACGTTGAAGTTGCAGACGTAATTAATGCCTCATCGTTTGGGCATGAGAACAACCAAGTGTTATACGCATGTGTACAACATGTAGTAGAAAACAATTCTGACGTTGATTTGCCGTCTATACTTTCAGCGGCATCGGCTTTGAACCACTCAGAAAGAGTGGAAAATCAAACTGAGTTACAGTATATAAAATCATTGTTTGACTTCCCAGTCAGCCAAGGCAACATATTTAATTTTGCTGTACAGATAAAGAAGTTTGAATTCGCTAGGAATATAAAAAAGCTAACGCTTAAGATTCACAAAGACATGGATTCTGTCAATGGCAGTGAGTCTATTGACGAGATCATTGGCAAAGTAGAAGATCCAGTAATGGACTTTCTCAGAGAAGACGATGGAGGCGAAAGGCCAGAAAAAATTGGCAAAGATGTAGATGAATATATAGAGTTTATCACTGAGAATAAATGTGATGTAATTGGGATACCATCTGGCTTTGATAGGTTTGACCACGCTATTGGCGGCGGCTTGAGAAGAAAATGTGTTGACTTAGTAGCTGCTAGACCAAAGGTTGGAAAAAGTGTCTTTGCGGACAATGTAGCATTGAATGTAGCCTCGGATGGAATACCAGTCTTAGTTCTTGACACTGAAATGTCAAAGGAAGATCACCTAAATAGAATTATAGCAAACCTAAGCGGAGTTCCTATACAGGATGTTGCAACTGGAAAGTTTATTGATGACGACGAACAAAACCAAAAAGTCCACGAGGCAGTAGAACACATCTCGCAGATACCTTATAATTATGTTAGTGTTGCTGGAAAACCTTTTGAACAGATACTTAATATTATTAAAAGGTGGATTATACAAGATGTGAAGATGGATGACAACGGAAGAACAAACGAGTGTGTCGTAGTTTATGATTATCTAAAATTAATGTCTTCAAACTCAATCACTAACAATATTCAAGAATACCAAGCTCTTGGGTTTCAGATTACGAACTTACACAACTTAGCTGTTAAGTTTGATTTCCCCTGTCTATCATTTGTACAGTTAAACAGAGATGGTATCACCAAGGAGTCTACTGACGCGGTTAGTGGATCTGACAGGCTTATTTGGCTGTGTACATCATTCTCTATATTTAAGTCCAAATCACCAGAGGAGTTAGCTGAGGACGGCCCACAGGCAGGCAATAGAAAACTAGTGCCAATCGTATCAAGGCACGGTGCTGGACTAAGCGATGGGGATTATATAAATATGAGGATGCTTGGTGAGCACGCAAAGTTAGTAGAACTAAAGACAAGAAATGAATTTAAATCACAACCTATTGGCGACAGCGGATTAATTGACGCAGAAGGTTTAGAAAAGGTAAACGAAGATGTCGAAGAAGATGGACTTGAAGAAGATCAAAAAGCTCCTTGGGAATAATATAGAACTTATCCTATCTGAGCTTGGCGTAGACTTTGAAAAAAATGGCGAAAACATAACATGTCCATGTCCAGTTCATGGTGGTGACAATCCAAATGGTTTTTCTTATTCAACACATAAGAATATTTGGAGCTGTTGGTCAAGAAGATGTCAAGATGATTATTCCAATGATGTCATAGGGTTAATTCAAGGTATACTCTCAAAAGAAGAAGAGGAAGATGTAGGGTTTAGCGCTGCATTGACTTGGGCATGTAGAGTGCTTAATATTGATAATAACTCTGTCAATGTTGAAAAGCAAAACGAAGAAGAGGAAGATGACTTCGTGAAGATGGTCAACATGTTCTCAGAGAAGGTAGATCAAAAAGACGATATACATGTCACGATAGATTGCGATGTCACCCACCCATCAAAGTACTTTTACCAAAGAGGATTTGATGAAGGCACACTCTTACACTTTGAGATAGGAGATTGCGTACAAAAGAAATCATCTATGGTTCAGAGGGCAATAATACCTATCCACAATTTAAACGGTGATAAAGTTGTTGCCTACATAGGTAGATCCACCAGAGATTATATTAACCCTAAGTTTTTATTTACTAGAGGCTTTAATAAAAGAAAGTATCTATATAACTACCATAGAGCAATAGACAAAGCACAAGAGACATCCACATTGTTTGTAACAGAAGGCCAAGGAGATGTGTGGAAACTTTACGAAGCTGGAGTAAAAAATGCAGTTGGTATATTTGGAAAGTCTTTAAGCCCAGAGCAAAAGAACATATTGGAGTCCAGCGGGATAACAAGATTAGTAATATTAACTGATAACGACCAAGCAGGCAGAGAATCAAAGATGCAGATACAGAGGCAGATGAGCAGAATGTTTAAAGTGATATTCCCTAGAATGTCTAAGAAGGATGTTGGAGATATGACAGTGCCTCAAATTGAAGAAACAATCTTACCACAGTTGAAAGGCATGTATTAATGAATATACTAGGTATATCGGGTAAAAAACAGGCTGGTAAAAATACAGCAGCAAACTATATTCACGGACTTGTATTAAAGCAATCTTCTACGATAGCAGATTTCGATATAGATCAAGACGGTCAGTTGATAATTAAAACAAGCGTTGATGGAGATATTGAACATGGCCTACTAGACATCACAAGAAAAGATGCAAACTTTATGCAGTATGCTCATTATAACATGTGGCCTCATGTAAAACTATATAGCTTTGCAGATGGATTGAAGTCGTTATGTATGCAGTTCTTTGGATTATCGCATGAACAAGTTCACGGTTCAGATAAGGACAAGAACACTCCTAGTAAAATAATGTGGGAAGATATACCCACTTGGGAGAATAGCAGTCTAAACAAAAATAGGGGAAACATGACAGCCAGAGAGCTGTTGCAATACTTTGGCACAGATGTTATGAGGAAAATGTACAATAATGTCTGGGTAGACTATGCTATATCAACTATAAGGGCTGAGCAGAGTAGCTTAGCAATAGTTGCTGACGTGAGATTTCCAAACGAGGTTGAGGCCATACAAAACGCGGGCGGCAGAGTAATTAGATTAACTAGGGAGTTTAAAGATGATTCACATTCAAGTGAAAACGCTCTAGACAAAAGCAACTACAGCTGGGACAATTTTGATTATATTATTGAGAACTCAAGCCCAGAAGTATTATTTGAAGAAATTAAAAAAATATATAATAGATTGGAGTCAAAATGTTAGTAACATATATAAGAAGTTCTAGCTTTAACAATTACTCATATTGTCAAATGCAGTACTTCATCACCTACGTTCTTGGTCATCAGTCTACTTCAGGCAAGAAGGCTCAATTAGGAACTGTGGTTCACAAGGTCATGGAAGTTCTCGCTGGATGCCAGCATCTTCAACAAGACAATAAAAAGATGCTCCTCCAAGACGACGCATTAGGAGACATCAAGTTTAACCGTAAAAAGTTATCTAGCGAAGAGTTTGTAGAAGATATTTTAAAACAAAGCTACGACTGGTACACTAGCAACTGTACGCATAAGTATACAAAGGGAGACTATAAGTTTTGTCGGGATACAACCAGAGAGGCGCTGACATACAACAATGGATTATTTGACCCCAGAAATAGAAAGATAGTTGCAGCAGAGCCTCACTTCGATATTGAAATAGAAGAGGATTGGGCCAAATATGAATACGAGCTTCCAGATGGGCAAAAAATTACTGGAAATTTGGCAATAAAAGGAACAATAGACCTTGTAACTGAAGTAGAAGATGGTATAATTGAAGTAGTTGACTGGAAGACAGGAAGACGCTTGGACTGGGCTACAGGGGAAGAGAAGACCTATGAGAAGCTATGTTCAGACCCCCAATTATTACTATATAATTATGCAATATCAAAACTTTTTCCTGACTATGAGCAGGCAATAATGACGATATTCTTTATTAAAGATGGCGGCCCGTTCTCCATGTGCTTTGATAAGAAAGATCAAGAGAAATTTTTAGAGATGTTAAAGCTACGATTCCAGCAGATTAGCAGGAATCAAGAGCCAAAGCCAATGTCTTACACAAGAAATCATTGGAAGTGCAATAAGCTATGTCATTTCTACAAGAACAACTGGGAAGGAACAGACCAAAATATGTGTATACATATAGAGGAGCACCTTAAAAAACACGGAATGAATGAAACCGTAAAAAGTTGTACCGCCAAAGGATTTAGCGTGGGTCACTATGAGGCTCCGGGATAAGGAAAGACTATGATTAAAGTAGAAATCACAGAGGACATGAAGAAGAGAGCATGGGCCAAATCCCGTGAAATGGGAGTTATCAAAAACTCTATCATGAAGGGTGATGGCAACATAGCAGGCTTTATAGGAGAAGAGGTAGCCAACGTAGTTATTGAAGGTAATATAAGTAACACTTATGACTACGACATTGTAGATAAAAACGACATCAAGTACGATGTTAAAACAAAAAGATGTACCTCAGAGCCAAAGCCGTATTATGATTGCTCAGTTGCTAATTTTAATACAAAGCAGCAATGTGATAGATATGTTTTCGTAAGAGTAGAGAACAAAAATAGAAGATGGGGAAGGGCTTGGGTTCTTGGTTGGCTCGGGCACGATGAATATTTTGAAAAGTCCCGACACTTAAAGAAGGGGCAGATAGACCCCTCAAATAATTTTGTTGTACGAGCAGATTGTCACAATGTTGCAATTTCAGAACTCAACAAATTTAGGAGATCAAAATGTTAGACTTCATATACGACAGAAGAAATTTCTTGCGGGTAGGTAGTATTGGCGCTGGATTAAGTGCCGTTGGTTTGTCTGATTACGCCTTAGCTCAAGATCCTCTGTCGCATGAAGATAAAGCAGTTGTTTGGGTGTGGCTTGGAGGAGGGCCAACTCAGTTTGAAACATTCCACGCCCCTAACGACACAGTTCCAACTGAATGGCAACCAATTAATGGTGCTATCCATGATCCAAAAACAAATATCACCCTTGGCGCTGACTGGACAGAGCTAGCTAAACACACAAGCAAGCTCAATGTAGTCAACTCTTTTAGCCATAAAGACTCATCTCATAGGCAAGGTACTCACTTCATGATGACTGGGCATTATAACCCAGAAAGAACAACAACATCTATAGCTAAGTATCCATCTTTTGGTTCTATTGTTTCCGCTGTTTATGGCACGAATCACCCCCAGAATGGAGTACCAACATATGTCAAACAAGGTAAAATAGAAGGCGATGAAGGCGCTTGGCTTGGCGGAGCATACAAGCCTT